AGAAAAAGGAGAATTAAGAACTCAATTGAATGGCATAAATTCCAAGCTGGATTTACATGACCCACTTAATTATCAAAAAGAAAAATGAAGTCTTTGTCACGATAGACTCAGAACAATATGTGTATCATGAACTTTCAGATCATTTTACATTTGAAGTTCCTGGCGCCAAGTTTATGCCACAATATCGTAATAAGTATTGGGATGGAAAGATAAGACTTTATGATATGAGAAAGAATGAGATTTATACTGGACTTGTAGATCGAGTGATATCATTTTGCAATCGTAAGGGATATACCTATGAGTTTGAAGGTAGTAAATTTTATGGTTTGCCATTGGAAGAAAATGAAATGATATCGCCAGAGGGTGTGACTGATTATGTAAAGAGTATATCAAAACACAAACCCAGACCATATCAAATTATGGGTATTCATGATGCATTGAGACATAATCGTAAGTTATTACTGTCACCAACTGCATCTGGTAAATCATTAATGATATATGCCATCACAAGATATCATGTTGAACACAGTCGTAGAATACTAATTGTAGTTCCAACTACATCTCTAGTCGAACAGATGTATAAAGACTTTGAAGATTATGGATGGGATGTTGAAAAATATTGTCATCGTGTCTATGCTGGAAGAGATAAGATTAGTGATGATAGTGTTACAATTACTACATGGCAATCAATTTATAAACTGGACAGAAAGTATTTTAATAACTTTGATGTGGTAATAGGTGATGAAGCACATCTATTTAAATCAAAATCTTTAGTAAGTATTATGACAAAGATGCTTGATTGTAAATATCGATATGGATTTACTGGAACACTTGATGGAACACAAACACATAAGTGGGTGTTAGAGGGATTATTTGGCCCTACATATAAAATTATCCGTACAGATGAACTGATGAAAAAAGGATATCTATCAAAGTTAAACATCAAAGTTCTAACACTCAAACATCCAGCAAGAAAGTTTGAAAACTATGAGGATGAAATACAATATCTAATCACACATACACAGAGAAATAACTTTATTAAGAATCTTACTCTTGATCAAAAAGGAAATACTCTTATTTTATATACAAGAGTTGAGTCGCATGGTCTTCCTTTATTCGACCTCATAAATAGTAACAAGGAAGAAAACAGAAAATGTTTCTTTGTTCACGGAGGCGTTGATACTGAAGATAGAGAAGAAGTTCGTAGAATCACAGAAAAAGAAGATAATGCAATTATTATCGCATCATATGGAACTTTCTCAACAGGAATCAACATTAAAAATCTTCATAACGTTATATTTGCATCGCCAAACAAATCAAAAATCAGAAACTTACAAAGCATAGGTAGAGTTTTAAGAAAGGGTGATAATAAAATTAAAGCAACTCTTTTTGATATTGCTGATGATATTACATACGGTTCCTCAAAAAACTATACTTTAAATCATATGATGGAAAGAGTTAAGATATATAACGAAGAAAATTTTAATTACGAAATGCTTACGATACCTTTAAAAAAATGTCAGATAAATTTTTAGCAGTTGTAAAATTAAAAACAGGTGAAGAAGTTATTGCAAAAATTGAACCTTCGCCAGAACTTGAGGTCATATCTTTAGATTGTCCAGCGATGGTTGGACACTCATCTTTTACTCGAAAGCCTGGAGTGAGTATCATTAAAATTGAACCTTGGATAAAAACAGGTCGAGAACAAACATATATAGTGAAGATGAGTAACGTTATCACTACATGTGAGGTTTCTGATAAAGATGTAATTAAAGCATATAATAGATTTGTAAAAGCATATTATGAAACTGAACCTCCTATGGAAAAACCAAACCCGAAGATGACAAAAGAAATGGGTTACATATCTAATGTTAAAGATGCTCGTAAGAGCCTAGAGAATATCTTTAAGAATAGCTAATCCCTTCCTTTGAACCCTGGCAGAGTTATTGTAACTGTTTTTTAGGGTATTGTCAAGCGTTTGATTATAGTGTATAATAATGTTATGAATGAACACTATCAAAACACTTCATGGCAAGAAAAAGATCGGAACATTATGTAAATAATAAAGAGTTCCTCGCCGCTATCGTCGAATACAAAGAGAGAGTCGCCTTGGCTGAAGAGAGAGGTGAAGCAAAACCTCGTATCACAAATTATCTTGGGGAGTGTTTTCTTAAAATTGCAACTCATTTATCCTTTAAACCTAACTTTGTAAACTATATGTTTAAAGATGACATGGTTTGCGATGGTATTGAAAACTGTGTTCAGTATATTAATAATTTTAATCCAGAAAAATCTAAGAATCCGTTTGCATATTTTACACAAATTATACACTATGCTTTTCTTAGAAGAATACAAAAAGAAAAGAAACAATTAGAAATAAAAACTAAAATTATTGAAAGATCTGGTTATGAAGAAGTCTTCACTGTTGATGGTGATATGACAGGCAGTAGTTCTGATTATAATCAAATTAAAGACTCAGTGCAAACAAGGATGAACTATCAGTGAAGATTGCTATTATTACAGACCAACATTTTGGTGCGAGAAAAAATTCAAAACTTTTTCATGATTACTTTTTAAAATTTTACGAAGATATATTCTTTCCAACTTTAATTAAAGAAGGTATCACAACTATCATTGATATGGGTGATACTTTTGATAGTCGTAAAGGTGTTGATTTTGTATCACTTGAATGGGCAAAGAATCATTATTATGATAGGTTAGCAGAATTAGGAATTACTGTTCATACAATCATAGGTAATCATACTGCTTATTATAAAAACACAAATGATTTGACAGGTGTTGGACTTTTTCTAAGAGAGTATGACAATGTAAAAATATATCCAGAAGCTGAAGAAGTTAGATTAGATAAAACAAAATTCTTATTTGTCCCTTGGATTAATTCTGAGAATCAAGAGAAAACATTTCAATTGATTGAAGAAAGTGACTCTCCATGTGTGATGGGACATCTTGAGTTAAATGGTTTCATGGCAACTCGTGGTCACTTTATGGAACATGGTATGGACTCTGATGTTTTTGATAAATTTGATAGAGTTTATTCTGGACATTATCATATGAGGTCAAATAAAGATAACATATTTTATTTGGGTAATCCATACGAGATGTATTGGAATGATGTTAATGATCGAAATCGTGGATTTCATTTATTTGACACAGATACTTTAGAACATACACCAGTCAATAATCCATATCAACTTTTTCATAATTTATATTATGATGATACGCCACATCAAATGTTGGATATTACAAAGTATGATCAAAAAATACTTAAGGTAATTGTTCGTAAGAAGTCAGATCCAAAACAATTTGAAAGGTATATTGATAAACTTTACTCATCAAATTTAGCGGAACTTAAGATTGTTGAGAACTTTGATTTTACAGAGGGAGAGGAGTTTGAAGCAGATGAATCTGAAGATACAATTTCTTTATTAAATAGATATATACAAGAGTCTGAAGTTGACTTAGATAAATCTGTGATCACAGAGATACTTCAAGACGTTTATCGGGAGGCCTGTGAGGTTGAGTAATGTTTATCTTAGCTGTTAAAGGATATGAAGAAGATGGTGCTTTCTCTATCGAGAATGATGATGGAGATAGAGTTCTTTTGATGTTCGAGGAAGAAGATGATGCAGATAGATATGCTGACTTAATATCAGTTGAAGAAGATTATCCAGAAATGAGTGTGATAGAAGTAGATGATTTCGTGGCAATGAGAGCTTGCGAAATGCACGATTACATGTATAATATAGTTAGACCAGACGATATCGTGGTTCCCCCAAAGAATGATTTGTTTCAAAAAGATAAGATGGCGTAACTTGCTGTCTACTGGTAATCAGTGGACAGAGATAGATCTTAATAAAAAATCCAATACAGTAATTATTGGAACAAATGGTGCTGGTAAATCTACTATGTTAGATGCACTGACTTTTGTTCTGTTTAATAAACCATTTCGTAAAATTAATAAATCTCAACTTGTAAACGCTACAAATGAAAAAGATTGTGTAGTTGAACTTGACTTTACAATCGGGTCAATAGATTGGTTTATTCGTAGAGGTATCAAACCAAATATATTTGAGATTCATCGTAATGGACAAATGATGAATCAATCTTCTGCTGCCAATGATCAACAAAAATGGCTAGAACAAAATGTTGTGAAGATGAATTATAAGTCATTCACACAAATTGTCATACTAGGTAGTAGTACATTTGTTCCATTCATGCAACTATCAGGTTCAAATCGAAGAGAGGTGATAGAAGATTTGTTAGATATCAAAATATTTTCAGCAATGAATAATATTATTCGTGATAAGATAAGAGATAAGAAAGATGCAGTTAGAACTCTAGAGTTGAAGAAAACATCTCTCAAAGAAAAACTAGAAATGCAACAGAACTTTATGGATGAGATTGAGAAGAGAGGTAAAGAAAGAATCGATTCTAAAAAAGAAAAAATTAATTCTTTGATTGTAGACACAGAAGAATGCATAGCGTCAAATGAATGGAAAGAGGATGACATTCAAGAACATATTAAAGACCAAGAAAGATTTGTAGGTGCTGATAAGAAACTTAAAGAGTTGGGAAACCTAAAAGGAAAGATATCAAATAAGGCATCAACTGTAAAGAAAGAACATAAATTCTTTTCAAAAAATACGGTATGTCCTACTTGCACACAGAATATTGGTGAAGAGTTGAGGCTAAATAAACTTGACGAGGCCCAACAGAAAGCTAAAGAACTACAATCTGGTTATCAAGAACTAGAAAAAGCAATAACAAAAGAAGAAGAAAGGGAACGTCAATTTATCCAACTCACTAAAGGAATAACTAAACTCACGAATGAAATTTCTCAAAACAACGTTAAGATCTCTGGCTATCAAAAACAAATCAGAGAACTTGAATCAGAAATTCAAACTATTACCAATCAACTTGAAAACCGAAATTCTGAACATGAGAAACTAACTGAATTTGACCAAAAACTAAAAGAGACTTATGAATCTTTAGGAGAGAAGAAACAAGAAATACTACATCATGACTTTGCCTACTCACTTCTCAAGGATGGTGGCGTAAAGTCCAAAATCATCAAAAAGTATCTACCACTTATCAACCAACAGGTTAATAAGTATCTCAGGATGATGGACTTCTATATTAATTTCAAACTTGATGAAGAGTTCAATGAAACCATTCAATCTCCGATTCATGAGGACTTCTCATATTCATCCTTCAGTGAAGGTGAAAAAATGAGAATCGATCTAGCACTTCTCTTCACATGGAGGGAGGTTGCTAGATTTAAAAACTCTGT